AGACATTCGTTCGGATGATGAACGAGTCCACGGTAGGGGTATCAAACGCCTACAAGACCCTCTACACGGGTGGTGGCGCCGATGTCCGCGTGATCGGTGCTGACATGCGCCAACTGGACTTTGCCATCACGCAGGGACATGGAGAGACCCGTGTATCGGCGGCCGGAGGGGTGCCGCCGATTATTGTTGGCCTATCCGAAGGCTTGCAAGCGGCAACGTACTCTAACTATGGCCAGGCAAAGCGCGCATACGGTGACATCTTCCTGAGATCACAGTGGCGATCCTTCTGTGGAGCCATCCAGCCACTTCTCAATGTCCCGAAAAACGCCAAACTGTGGTATGACGCCAAGGATGTAGCCTTCCTCAGGGAAGACACGCAGGATCTTGCCGCTGTCCAGTCGACCCACGCGGCAACTATCAATACCCTCATCTCCGCTGGATTCACGCCAGACAGTGCCGTTCAGGCCGTCATGGCGGAAGACTTCTCCAAGCTTGTCCATTCTGGCCTCGTCTCGGTTCAGCTTCAGCCACCCGGGGGAGCCCCCGAGGATCCAAGCCTGGATCCCAACGACGCTCCGGAAGATTCGGGACCGACACCAGAAGATGATGCCGCCCTGGCAGGGGCGATTGACCAGATAGGCGCATGAAGATGGATGACATTGAAATCCTCTTTACAGAGGTGGAACGCGGACTCTTCAATGAGTCGTTGCATCCGCGCGGCAAGGGTGCACAGGGTGGACAGTTCGTCTCCAAGGGCTCATCTGGCAGGAANNGGAGATGCCCGCGTCAAGCAACTTCAGAACTATCTCAACTCCCTCGGCTTCACGGACTCCAATGGCGAGAAGCTGAAGGTTGACGGGAAGCTAGGCCCTAAAACTACTTCATCCATCAAGCGCCTACAGCGGAAGCTGGGCATGAAGGCAGACGGCGTGGTCACCCCTGGCCTTCTGGGACGCCTACGCCGCGCCAGTGCGCGCAAGAAGGCTGGCACGTACAACGCCAAGTCTCGCCAGGCAGCGGCGGCAAAGAAGGCTGCCCCCAAGAAGGCGGCTCCAACCAGAACTCCCGCAGGAAGGAAATTCCCGTGACTGAGCGCATGATCTCTCGCGTCTACACGCTTGATGACGTGGACATCAAGCGTGTCAATCGCGGCCAGCGGGAGGTAACCGCCTACGCCGCAGTGTTCGGCCAGGCAGCGGAAATCCGGGACAAGCATGGTCACTACTGGGAAGAAATCCACCGTTCGGCATTCAGCCGGACAATCTCTCGTGGATACGGCAATGTGCAGGTGTTCTACAACCACGGCTATGATCTCACTGGCCGACCCAACATCCTCGGCGCTGTCCCGATCGCTACGCCAACCAAGATTGAGGCGGACTCGCGTGGACTCATCACCGTGAGCCGTTACAACGATGGCGAGCTAGCAGATGCAGTCCTGGCCGCGTGGGAAGGTGGTCAGATTCGCGGACAGTCCTTCTCGGGGAAGGTGTATAACGATCGCGAGCTAGGTACGCGCGCCGGCATCCCTCATATCGAGCGCACTGAATTGGGACTCCGAGAGTACGGACCTACTCACTCCCCGGCGTATGAAGGCGCCGGCTTGATTGCTATCCGATCGCAGGATGACCTAGTGGAGCTTGTACGGTCTATACTGCGTGATGTGTCGGCCACCCCCACGGGCTCGCCGACCGAAGGCCACCCCAACGGGCTCGCCAGTACGACTAACCAGGACTCGCCAGACAACGGCCACTCCAGTCGGAACAAGCGCCGTGCAATCGCACGGGCGAATGCTGCGAAACTGGAGAACCATCACTATGGGAAAGCGCCGGAAGTCTGCTGACATCCTTGAAGAGATCCAGCGCCACAGGGCAACTGTCCTGGAGGTTGCGGACCTGGACGAGCCTACCGATGCCGATATCGCGCGCCAGGATGAAGCCCTGGCCGCGATTCCGGAGCTTGAGGTGGAGCGCGCCGAAGCCGTTGAGTACGAGGATGAGATTCAGCGTCTTCGGGATCTGGCTGATGACGATGACGCACTAGAGCCGGGTGACCAGCGCAACACGCCGGCCATCGAGCGGCGCCGGCAAGGTCCCGCCGTGCACGTCAAGGGTGACGAGTTCGAGATTCTTCGGGCGGCAACCACGCGCCACATGGGTGAGCGTGAGTATCGGGGCGCCCTGCGGGACAACATCCTTCGCGCGTCTGAGCGGTACGAGATGCCGGACGGGTACACGGGCTCTTTGGAGAAGTTGGTCAAGCGGCACCAGCGGGATGCCTCGTGGGCACAGAACATTCTCGCTCGTATGCGCCCGGAATACATCGACGCGTTCGAGAAGGTCACCACGGGCGTTAACGTGGCTTTCCTGGATGAGGTCGAGCGTGCCGCCATGACCGTGGGCACCAACACGGCGGGCGGATACCTCGTTCCGACCCACCTTGACCCCACCCTGATCCTTACGAACAACGGTGTTTCCAACGTCATGCGCTCTGTGGCGCGTCAGGTCACGCTGACCGGTGGAGCGAACAAGTGGAACGGCGTTACCACTGCCGGCGCCACTGCATCGTGGGACGCTGAACTCACCGAGGTTTCGGATGACTCGCCCGCCGTTGCGCCTGCGCAGATCCCGGTGTACGCCGCGAAGGCGCTGATCATGGCGTCCATCGAGTCGTTCGAGGACATCACTGGTCTGGCCTCTGACGTTCAGATGATGCTTGCGGACGCTCGGGACCGCTTGGAAGCCGCCGCCCACATGACCGGCTCCGGCTCTGGTCAGCCGACGGGCCTGTTCACCACCCTGGCCAGCAACACCAACGTTCAGGTGGCCATGACCACCAACGCTGCCGGTATCGCTCTTGCCGACCTTCAGAAGGTTCGTCGGCAGCTTCCGGTCCGGTGGCGTGGCAAGTCCACGTGGGTCATGAACCCCACTTTCCTTGGTTACATTCAGGCCCTCGGCACTGCGCTGTCCGCCTCCTACTCCACGGACATCACACAGGACTTCACCGATCGCCTCATTGGTCGTCCGGTGGTGGAGTCGGATGAGGCTCCGAACACTGAGCAGACGACCACGATCGACAATGTGCTTGTCCTCGGTGACATGAGTAACTACATCATCGTGGACAAGCCGGGCTCAACCTCAATCGAGTTCATTCCGCATTTCTTCAACACCAGCAACAACCTGCCTGATGGCCGGCGGGGTTGGTACATGCACTTCCGCAACGGAGCTGACTCCGTCAACGACCTTGCTTTCCGCATCCTCCAGGACAAGACCACAGCGTAACCCCTGCCCCCTGACTGGGTTGGCCGCACGGATGAGCCTAGTCAGGGGGAACCTTCCCCATCCGTACCCATAGGAAGGTAGGCCAAACATGGTCTATGAAAAGGTCCGCTCAGGAGATCCCGATTACGACGACAAGCAGCCCATCGAGCATCACCAGGGCGGCGTAGTCAGTGCCGGTGATGGCGTCTTCCTGTCCAAGACAAACGGCCCGGTAGATGCTGAGGGTGCTCACGTCAACCTTGTGGTGAGCACTGAGGATCTGGACAACCGGCCCTCTCCCGGAAATGTCGCTACCGACTATTCCGTTGTGCAGGATTACGTCCCGGAAGAGACCCCTACGGCTGGCGTTGCCAAGGATGAGGATGTTGACGCGATTGCCGAAAGTCAGGCATCCGTCACCCCGAAGCCGACTAAGAGCGCGCCTAAGTCAAAGTAACTGAGCTACCGCTGTCCCCATCTTTGGCTGAGGGTGGGGACAGCGGTCCAAAATCAGCCGAATCAGCCCAAGCGAGGATGTCATGGGATCAGGAAAGAAGGTGGGAAGCGTGAAGCACGGAAGCGCGATTCCCACCGTAGTCGATGGCGGTACATGGTCAGCGTCCTTTGGTCTCTCATGGACTGACATGATGCTTTACGATCAAGCCTCGTCCGGGCGCATTATCGGCCCGAACGGAAGCGCACAGTACATTCGCAAGATGTCCGGCACCATGGGATTGGCCTCCGCTCGATCAGAAATTGCCGCCTACTTCCTCGATCAGGATGCAGAGTGGTTGTTTATGGTCGACTCGGATATGGGCTTTGCCGGGGACACCATCGATCGACTTATCGAGTCAGCCGAATCTCATAACTTCCAGATTGTTGGCGGACTCTGCTTTGCGCAGAAGCTAGACCCTGATGTCGCACAAGGCGAATATTACGCCTACAGGTATCGGATCATTCCCACCCTGTACAACTGGGTGGAGGTTGAAGATACGGGGGAAAAGGGATTCCGCCATATCGGCAAGTATAAGCGGGATGCCTTCCAGGAAGTTGCCGGTACGGGGGCAGCTTGCCTCTTGGTTCATAGAGACGCCATAGCCAAGATCGGTCCTGATCCGTTCATGCCGATCACCGACGCTACGGCCGGCGGCAATGGCACCCCTCGGACATTCTCCGAGGATCTTTCTTTTTGCATCAGAGCGCAGGCTGCCGGAATCGGGATTGGCGTAGATACCTCCATCAAGACGAGTCACTACAAGGGTGGCATCTTCCTTGATGAGGTGGCGTACGCCATGCAGCAGGAAACACTCATCCAAGCCAAGGGGCACGAGATCGCGCGCCAGGCTGAGTTATACGCCAAACACAGACTTACGCCTCTAGGGTTGGTGGAGTAGTGCTTAATGCTCGAAGGGTTACCGTAACCACATCGGCCACCCAGCTGGACAACACGTCAATTCGCCGTGGAACTTTCACCCAGGCTAACCAAGCATCTCTCTTGGTGCGCAATCGCGGATCTGTGGCCGTTTACATCGGGGGCGATGCCACTGTTACCACATCCACCGGATACCAGTTGGATCCCGGGGAAACGTGGATTGGCGAGATTGAGTCCGGAGATGCGGTTTACGGAATCGTAGCGTCTGGTACTGCTGTATGTCATCTGGTGACCACGGGGGCGAACTGACATGCAGCGCGTGAGTAACCCAGTTGCGCCAGATGTACAGAACTTTACCGCCAGCGGGACATGGACCAATCCGTCGCCGAACGTTGCGCGCATGGTTTTGGTTCGGCTAATTTCTGGCGGTTCGGGTGGCGGGTCGGGCGCGCGGCGTGCATCCGGAACGTTATCTACTGGCGGGGGGGGGG